ACGTAATCGTCAATGGTCAGCGGCTCATTACCCTTACCACGACGAGCGCGGTAGAGCTTTAGACCCAACGGGCCACCAGCAAGAACGTCAATAGCAAATTGGGCTAGGTCGTATTCTTGTCCTGTGATCTGTGCTTTGCCTGCACCTTGCAATGGATTTGCAAGGATATTACCAAGCGTATAGGCCAGCTGCTTTTTGTCCCCCAGCTTTGACATAATGCTATTGTAGCTATCAGCACCAAGCTTTTCGGAAAGGTAACCACGAAATTCAGGGTTACTTAATACTTTTTGATAGGCGTTGGAACGTACCACAAATGGCAATACAACACGCTCTGACAATGCCGTACCCAGTGCACCAAAAGCAGCACCAGTAGCAGCTGATTCCAGCAACTCATCCTCAGTGGCCGTAGGGACATTTTCTAGTAGATGAGAGATCATGAACGTAGCTGCCGTCTGCACACCGTCACCAAGCTCCGGTGCTTTTGACAGCACTTGACCCAATGCTTTGACATGAGGAACTTCCATCATTGCCGTAGCAAACTTGGTGTTCTTCATCATTGTTGCTGCACGAGATAGCGATGCAGCACGAGCAGCCTTACCTATACCGCCAACAACCTTTGCACCAACTGAGAGCGTACCCGTAGGAGCAAGTGCACCGACAAGACTGCCAAGACCTTGGTAGATCTTGTTGGTTGTTGATTGATCGGGAATAAACTCATCAATAAGCTTTGTCTTTTCCTGGTCTGACTTTTCGTTCCAGTCAGGATGTTGCTGCTGAAGAATTGGTACAACATTATCCTGAAACACCTGGCGCAATTCAGGAACTGTTGGAGCTCCACCACGATACGACAACAAATCAGCCCAAGAATATCCATTACCGACCTTGGGTTGTATTCCTGCATCGTAAGCTGATTGTCGTGCCTGAGATGTTTCAACAAGTTGCTGTGCTTCTTTACTGATCCATCCAATAGCAGACTTAATCGTCTCCCCTGCAAACGTGGTTAGATTTCGTGAACCAACAGGGTTGTTATTAGTGTCAAACAGATTTTTAGGAAGCTTTGATCCGTAGACACGCTTTGCCTCGCGCAGATGATCTACCTGACGCAGTTTTTCCCGGTAGTTGTCAAAGAGTTGACGCAGTGCTGGATCTTCTCCAACAATGCTCTCAAACTCATCATCAATCCCAAACATTGACAGTGCTGGTATGCGCCATGCACCAGAACGGGTAAACGCCTTACCAACGGTTTCTGCTAGTCCTTCATCCTCATCGTCGTTCAACAGGCCACTAAGCTGACGAGCAATGGTCTTAGCCATTGATACGGTCATCTTGTCGTTGCCAGTTTCCTTTGCTCGACGCAAGACTGCTGAAGTAAAGTCTTGGGCAAACTGCACTTGTACGTCTTTATCAGCCGCATTGACATTCCCAATATCAATAGTATTGTTCTTGGCATCATACGACAAAGGCATTTTGACCTGTGGCGTATAAGCAGCAGTAAGCTCAAGATCCTTGCGGCGTTGTTCAATCTTTTTGTTAGCTATGCCATTAAGCTTATCATCACGGCTGATAAAAAGTTTGTCAACAAACTGCGCTGGTTTACCATTGTCGTCTTTTTGTTTGGCATCGGTATAGACAACATCAACCCATTCACCACCGTATGTATCGTCAATAGGCTTAATGTTTTTATTCAGCTCATCGCTGATTGCCTTGTATCGCTCATACTTTGATGACTTTGTACCTGCTTGCGGTTGTTGTTGCGTAGTAACAGGCGTTTTTGTTTTTGACTGCTCAACAGTTGGCAAGCCAGCACCAGTAAGAACCTTGTTGATCTCATCGTTTACCGTGGGCTTGAGCAGGCTAGGCGGCTCTTGTTGCTTTGTTGGTATGGGTGTAGATGCTTGTTTTTGCTCTTGTACCTTATGCTTCTTGCGAAGTTGATAAAGACCAACAGACGACCCATACCGTGCATCAGCACGGTTGTAAAGATCGTCGTACAAATCACGTACGTCGTTTTTGATGTGACCAAGATTTTTCTCAGCAAGAACCTTGTCAAATACTTCTTCACTAATAGCACCGAGCTTTTGGTCGCGAGCTAGCTTTTCCGCTTTTGTGACAACATCGTTGACAAGAAGATCTTGTGCGTTGTAATCATTGATGCCACTAACGGAATACTTCTTACGATCAGCGTTAGATAGAGCAACGCTTTTTTCATAGCTCGATTGGTACGTTTTGTAAAGCTTTGCATCTTTAGGATCAGCAATACCATCGTTGTTTAGTCGTAGGTATTCTTTTTGGTACTCGGGTGTTTTACTGACATCCGTACCCAAGGCCATTTCCAAACGTCGATCTTTTGTGGCGTTATTGATAGCTTGCCACGTTTTTTCATACAGAGGATTGTCGCTCATTTGTTGCCCATGTAATCGTTTGCATTGCGACCAGTGTTAATCCGTCGGTTTGGATCTGTATAAGAATCAGTGCCAGTATTGCCAACGCCGCGCTGACCTTGATTAAGTCCCATTTGGCTGACAACATCTAGCGCAATGTTTCCTCGTACATTTATGTAGTCGCCCTTTACGCTTGGATTTGGACGGCCTTCCAAAAAGTTGCCATTCTTATCTTCAAATCGAACTGTGCCATCTTTTTGGTGTGTAATTTTTATGTCTGGTCGATCTCTTCCATCTATCCGTGTCCATCTTGATATGGCTGTACCAGACAGATCGACACCCTTTAATTCATATGCATTGGTATCTCTGTTGAAAGTCGTAGTGATCGGCTTGCCGTTAGCATCTGTAAGTGCACCAACAGCCAAATCAGGACTCTGATTACCAGGCCCGTTGTTGATTCGGTCACCAGTGCTTACACTCGAAGTTTGTTGTGGAGCAAAAATGATATTCTGAGCATGCTTCATAGCTTCTTGTGTAGTAGCACTGCCCTTAGCCTTCATGCCTGTTGTGGTGATCTGACGCTCACCAACCTTTTCAACGCTCTGTTGAGTGCCGTCAGTTGAGGCAGCTTGCTCCCAGCGCAGCATATCGTTAGCGCGTTTTTGTGCCATTGCTCCAAACGGATTGTTTGTTGACTGTTGATTCCCAGCAGCAACAGACAGATCATCAGCACCAGCTGAAAATGCTGATAGTCCAAGCAAGTTTTTCAAGCTTGTTTTAGTGTCGTCGTATCGTGCGCTTTGCTTACTTGTTGTGGTTTGAGCTAGTTGATCGCGTTTTACATTAATACCACCAGCATCGTACTCGTAACTGGCTTGTCCACGTTGCGATACTGATTGATTCACGCCAACTTGATTTCTGTCTTTGTCGGTTACCGACGCAGAGATACGACTACTTGTTGGTGTAGTTGGGGCTGTTGTTGCGGTTGCAGGCTTGCCTGCTGCTGTTGTTCCGGGTGCTTCTGTTGTAGGCGTCAACTGATTACCTTTAGCAGCAGCTAGTTCGGTAGCCATTTTGACGGCAAGCATACCAATGCCAGAAAGATCTTTCTTAGGTGTGTTTTGTACCTTTTGGACAAACGCATTGACACGGCTATCAACGTCATTATTAAAAGCTGCACGACGACCAGGATTGTCAAGAATGTCTGGTTGATTTTCGCCAATACCACGAGTTATGAGAGCCATATCTTCTGTTATTGCCCCTAGATTTTCACCGTTGGGGCCCACATTTGACACGTTAGCATTGGCAATATCATTGGCGTATTGTTCTTCATCGTTAATAACGCTTGTCGTAGAACGTACACCACCCTCACGGCTCATGTCTTGATCGCCCATCATGCCACCAAGAGCAGAGTAATAGGCGTTCCTTGCTTGCTCATTATCAAACTCATAACCTTGATCGGTCATGGTAATATTGCCTTTAGGCAATAATCCTGCTTCTTGCTGCAAACGCATCTTTGCAGCTTGAGCACCTTTAGCCGCTTGCATCTTTCGTCGGTATTCGACGTTCTGCGAAAGATTGTTGAATAGCTGGCGAAAGCCCTCATTGCCTAACGTATTGTCGGCACTATCGGTTGATGGAGCAAAGCTATACTGTGGCATAGTCGTTTAGAAGTTTTGATTGCGGTTCATGAGAAACGGAAGCACTGGACGCACACTATTAATTAGCGTCATTCCCATGTTGTATGGATTGGCAAATGGGTTGATGCCTATTGCTGGTTGTGCTGCTGCTGGTGGTTGAGCTACGGGTTGCTGTACTGGTTGTTGTACGGGTGCTTGCTGTGGCCGATTCATTGGCCCAACAAAATCCTGTGTTTGTGTAACGTCGCCTTCACCAGTTCCTTTGTCGCGATCATTGATAGAAGCAAAAAGATTGTTGGCAAGGTTTGACCCACCAAGTACACCTGCTAGTCCTGCTTGCAAAGCATTACCAAGAGGGTTGATGTTCTGCTTTTGACGGTCAATGTAGTTGACGTTCTGAGACAGTGCCGCTTGGCTGTTAGCAATCGATTCCGACTGCCGGATCTTGTTGGCATTGTCCTGATACGCTTGCTGGGTAATGCCAGAAAGCTGTTGAGCGTATGGAGCTGCCGCTGCTTGAGACGCCTGTGACATAGCAATGCCAGCACCTTGAGCGTTGCCAAAATCTCCACTTGATGCCATCTGTCCAGCAGCGGCATTGAGCGCACTACCCGTAGCAGCAGAAAGCGTTGAGTTGACATCCTGCCTAGCTCGCTGCGCCGTAGCGTAGGGGTTCTGAAGCTGGTTAGCTTCGTTAGCGCGTTCTAGTTTGGCATTGGCAGAACGGTTGTAGTCCTCTTCAAGACGAAGAAGCTCTCGTTGCTTTTGTGCTTGTTGGTAGGCATTAAAACCACTAACAAGTCCTCCAACGCCAGCACCAATAATTTGACCTAGCATGATTATACCTCAGTCGATGGGGGTAATTCTAGTTGTTTTGGAAGAAACGAAAAGACAACCTTGTGAACAATGAACTCTGCATTGTACTTTTTGCAAAGATTTTCAATGTGTGTGGACAATTCTGCGGTTGCCTGATCCATTGGATCGATTGTTTCATCCGTTTCGGATGGTTGGGATTGCAGTTCTTGGCTCATAATGGCCTCATTTTATGAATGGAGTTGTGATGTTGCAATATCGCAACACCGTAAAAGTAAAAACGGGGATCTGGTTTTGCCAGTCCCCGTTTACAAATCTGTTGTTTTATAGCTCGTTTTGATTACCGCGCATTGTTGTTAGTGTTTGATACATCATATTCTCAAACTGTATTGCGTCAGTTTCGTTTACGTCTCGACCTATGACATGCTCAAAGGCATGCCACCATTCGTGCAAAAACGTTTTAAGCTGATCCGATGTAGAAATAGGTTTGCCGTTGATTGTAGCCGCTATTCGGATAATGCGTTTTTCAAAGTCACACTCACCAAAACCACCAATAGGTTTTTTAGCTATAACAACTTTCCATAAATCACCAGCCAATCTAAATGATTTAGGAATCGTCACCGCACCACCCCATTGATGATTGTGCGATTGTTCACGGCGAATGTTCCGTCGCCCTCCAGTTGCACCGTAGCGAACCCGTGATTCCAGCCGTTTCTAGGCGCGTAGTGAGGGTTCAAATCGCATAGGCAACCCACACTCCACCCCGCAATGAAAGACCCGTCTAATGGCTTGCGTATCTGATCTTGGCTAGTCCTGTGCACGTGACCTACAAGGATGTTGTCGAGAGCCTTCATTCGGAAGTTCCGAGCTGGCATCACACCACCACCACCATACCACTCGTGGCCATGATCGACCCATAACTTACCGATGGTCATCTTTGCACGATTGCACACCCACTCGATACCGTTGTCTCTGATCCCGAGCATAGACTCAATGTCGATCGTCCCTTGCAGTTCGCTGGCCTTGCGTGCCAGGTAGCGTTGAAACCGCTCCTCGTGGTTGCCCTCACGGTAGATGATCCGTACGCCATCGCCAAAGAATTTACGTAGGTGCTCGAGCATCTTCTTACCGACGTCAAGTTCCCACTTCCACGACCGTTTCAATTCTACCTTTTCGTGCGAAGACAGCTGGTAACAATCGAGCATGTCACCATTGAGGATAACCGTCTGCACACCTGCGTTCTTCAGCTCTTGCAATGCCGTCAGGTACGCACCGTAAAACTGTCCAGACGCATCACGTCGCAAGTCGTGAAATGGCCAGTGTGCATCTGAGATGATGCCGGTCAGGTTGCTGGTGACCTCACATACGACATCGTCCCGCAGGTCTCCAATCTCCATTTCGCCGTCGATGCCTGGCACGGCCCCGTAGGATTCATTAGACGTCCCCTTGCGAGGATCCCACGCTTCGCCCTGTTCACGTTGGTCTTTGGACTCTTCTGGTGTTATGCCATGCCTAGCTTCGAACCCACGCTTGTAATGCGCGGCAGCAGCCTTGATAGCCGCTGGGTTTTGATACGTCCCAGCGGCTTTGCGCATCTCAATGATGAGGTCGTATTCGTCCTCTGTTAGGCGTGGTCGTACTGACACGGTAACTCGTAGATTACTTTTTATCAGCGGTTACAACTGACTGGTAAATTGAGACAACACCCCATAGAACACCTGTAATCAGGGATTCGTCGATGTGTCCCCATGCTAGTCCAAAAAGCGTTGCAATTTGCAATGCCACTTTAACAAAACCAGAGATAGTTGTTTTTAGATCGTTCATCACAGCACCTTTCAAAATGATAAATACATAAGGCAAAAGAGTTGCCTTCTGCCAAAGTGTTAGTTCAATCGGTTTGATTTCAAGTTTAATTTCATCAGGGCTTACTTGCTGCCGATACAAGCGCATCGGCTCGTCAGTCGGCAATGGCCGCACCGGAAACGGTGGGGGTTTGAGTATGGTTACCTCGTCGTGCTTCATCGCGATGCTCGCTCTTCCAATCGCACAAGACGTTCGACGATATTGATGATCTGACGTGATGTTTCCCGGTCGCTTTGTTGCAGTTGAACGATTGCCTCTGTTGCACCTTTCAAGGTTTCGTGCATTGCTAGCGATACCTCCAAAGCCCGGTCGGTCTTGGTTACTAGGGCCTTCAGAAAATACCCTACCGTAGCCACAAGACTTGTGATAACTACGCCGATAAAAAACTCAGGTGTCACTCTGCACCTCCTCGTTATTCGGTATCGGTCGGTAGAAACGTTGCTCGGATTCATCCCACCAATCGCCGATGCCGGCGTAGTCATTGGCAATCATGATCGTGCCATCATCCGGTGGTTGCCATGTGGCGAGGTTGCCATCCCATAGGCAGACGTTGTAAACAAGGTTGTCTTTGACCATGGCGTAACGCGCTGCTTTCATAATTAGCTTCCGTAATATTCAATGACAACACATAGACCGTTGCCCCCACTGCCACCAGCTCCTGAGTTCTGTCCATCACGAGAAGCACCTCCTCCACCTCCTCCTGATGCACGTCCGCCATTCCCGCCGTTGCCTCCTGCGACCGTTGCAGCCAAGTCACCTGGGAATCCTCCTCCGCCTCCAGTTCCTATTGCATTAGTCAAGGTGTTGTCGATATCGTAGATGTATTTATTAGCAACATCAGTACCATTGCTACCTGATGATCCAGCGATGGCAGCACCACCAGCAGGTCCCGATATTAGAGTACCTCCGTTGTAAATAGCACCACCACTTCCCCCAGCCGTTGTTGCTATCGCAGTTGTTGACATACCACGTCCGCCACCGCCACCAGACGCAGCCGATGCACCAATGAAACCAGTAGTACCATCTGATGTTGTAGTTGAGTTGTTTCGTCCTGATCCACCAGCCCCACCACTCAAGGCATACGGACCGTATGACGGCGTCGCTAAAGTTGCTGATCCACCAGACCCACCAGAAACTGCGCTGCTTGCAGCACCACCAGCCCCACCACTACCTCCTTGCGCGAGGACCAAAGAATCAAATGATGATCCACCACCCTGAGGACCAGTGTTGCCATTCGTGTTGTTGACAGTCTGTGCAGCACCACCAGGGCCACCAGCGCCGACGGTGATCGCATAAGTCGCATTGAGTAGTTGAGCTTTTCGAATAAGGCGCGTCGCCATTCCCCCACCACCACCACCACCACCGCCTGAGTTATTAGTTGACGATGGTCCTCTTCTGCCCGATCCTCCTCCGCCTCCTGCACCAAGACAGATTATAAGAGCACCCCAAAAGTTAGAGGCCGTCGGTTTCGTCCACGTATCATTTGCAATGTATTCACGAATGACGGGATTTGTTCCCCCACCGCCCGCAGTTGTTAGGTCGTATTCCGTACCGGCATCGTTCTTAAAATAGACCTTCCCGTCTGTCTTTGCATAGATCACACCATAACCAGACGACGGCGTCCCTAGTGAGGATGCTTGCTCGGCAAGGATGTTCCCCTGACCTGCGATCAGCTGATCGGCGTCTGGGTGTTCTTGCAAGTTGCCTGTGGTCGTTATCGGTCTTTTGTTCGCCATTAGCTCAAAAGTGTTTCCGTGCCGCTGTCATTCTTGAAATAGAGTAAGCCGTTCGTCTTTACATACAACACGCCATAACCAGATGACGGGGTCGATAGTGAACTTGCTTGTTCTGCTAAAATCAACCCCTGACCACACAACAGACCATCGGCGTCCGGGTGTTCTTGCAATACGGCCGGTGTTGTGATCGGTCTCTTGACTGCCATTATGTTTCGACTTTGTTAAACCATGTTCCCGAAATTCGTTTCGGAAACATCAGGCCAACGTGATTGGTTGCTGTTCTTCGAAGTTGATCTCGGTTGCCGACAAAGCAACGCCGATCTCTTGCGAGATAAAGCCCGCAGTGCTCGGAGCCGTTGCCGTAGCCGCGCCTGCTGTTAAACCACTCAAGTAGTAAGCAGCTCCCGGTGTGAGCGACGCGAGTCCCGTGATCGTGCCGTCCAAATACACAGTGGCATTGTTAGGCGTAGTAGATCCAGTCAGCACAAAACCATGGGCGCGACGTCCGTTGCTTGCATCTGCCTTTCGAGCTTTGATAGTACCACTATCGTTAAATAGATTAACCAACATTCCCGCCGATAGGTTTTCGGTAGTTGCCGCAACTTTTGTAGTGGCGCCAATCCCTGTCGGTAGCGTCGAAACGTCGAGCTTACCCGATCCGTCTAGTGCTACAATTTTTCCAGCCTCAGTTACACCTGTGGATGACACAGTTGCTTCTACTTCAGCGAGCTGGCCCGCGTTGTTCTTGATATACTTGTCTGCCATGATAATTATACCGTTAAAATGGTTGTGTCAATGTCGATTTGAATTGTTGTTGGTGTCAATGCTCGCGCGACATACACCAGCACTGCTCCGTTTGTTGGCGCAGTTTGTGTGAGCATACCATTGGTACCCAAAAAAACGGGCCCTTTTGTCCACGACCATGAATTGTCTGCAAACAATCCAGCAGCGGCTATTGTAACAGGTTGACCAATAGATGCCGATATTATGGTTATTCCAACAACTTGCGCGTTAGCGATTGTATTATTGGAAGCATACACTGCTTCACCATTATTATTAAAAGTAACAGCTCGCAATGCTGATAGATTTGTACCCGCTGTACATGTAAGATCTGCTCCTCCTGTTGGAACTAAACCACCGCTAGCAACATCAAGAGTAATAATTTCTTCTTTTCGTTCAATCGTTGGATTGGTTCCTACTACGTTAACTACCAATGATTGTTCTGGGCCTGGAACATTTACAGTGATGTTTTCTTCAGTGAGGTTAACAATCAAAGACTCACGAACATTGACGACAAAATCACTCATTGCGTCGACTCCGTAACAACAGTGACAATGCCACGCATAAGTTCAAAAGTCATGCTATTATGCGTGACTTCAAGATCCCACGAATACACTGTATCTACCAACAAACCGTTGATTGAAGCTGCTGTAAGCGCAATGGAAAATTGTCCCTGTGCTGCGTTTGTTATTGTGCATGTAAACGTTGCGGCTAGTGTACCAGCAGCTGTTCGAATTTGCCCAGCAAACGTATATCCAGTGATATTTGTAACTATACCATTGATTTTGTAGGTAAACGTACGACCGAATGCCGCTCCTTTACGAAGCAGCAAATTGACCTCAGCACCTGTATTTGACAGTAGTATAGCGGCCATTGGTATTAAATCGCTGCAATGACTGAAAAATATCCATTGTTGCTTGCCCCTGTTACTGTCAGATAGTATGCACTATATGGGAATGATAGCAAATGGATTGTTCCCGGTGTTGTTGTCACAGCTACACCAGTCACCGCCGTTGGTAAATCGACCTTGTTGATACCGTCAACTGTTCCCTGGAGGGTGTATGTAACAGAAGGCCAATTACCTGACGGGTCTTGCAGTGGGATGATCTGTATTGCCTGTCCAGAAACACTGGCTGGCAAAATGAAATGATAGTTTAATCCATTGCGACACTTTACGCCTTGATAATTGGCTCGAAGTTGAGCGCCAGCTGGGCCCTGAAGAGTGCGAGGAAAATCTTTAACTTCATAGTTTTCTTTTTGCGCCGTAGTGCCTTCGACGATAGTCGGTGCAAAGTTGTTATGAAATGATCTATTCATAAGACTTTCAAATATTCCAGCCCATGGCTGCTACGTGGAAAGATTCTGCCTTGTGTGTTGATACACCTAGTTTTTGATTGTGTCCTATATACAGCGCTGGCATTTTAACAACGGCGTTCCAGTTAATTTCTGTTGCCGCTGCTGTTGTTGCAGGTACAGCTACTTCTTTAATTAAACGCCATGCAGAACTATCATAGACAAACAACCGTATCATGCCTGTTGTTGTATCATTGATAGCATAGACTGTAATGTAGTCGATACGTGTGCCGTGACTTGATCCTGATAGTATTTCGGCAATAGTGCCAGAACCGTCACGATTTACATTGGCGGTACTGACAGCAGCGGTTTCGACACGAATAGACATATATCAATTTGTATGGTCAAATCTGATTTTGCAACTAAACATTTGCAAATTGCATAGTTTGATAATTCATTGTGGTGTCGTTATAGTTAATTGGCGTTTGGTTGATTTGTGTTGCCGGGTCAATAGTGGTCTCGTCAGCAATCAAAACCGCCTCAACAGCATGGTAGCATACTTGGTACAACATCCGCGTTTCACCTCCATTGCCACCATAAAAAGTGACCATGTGTGCGACTTCATCACCAGCATTAAGCCAAATGTTGCATCCACCGTTGAGACTCCACGGCAAAGAACTGAATACTGATCGGTACTGTTGACGTTCTTCGCCCGTCAAATTTGTGCCTATCCATTCGTCCCATCGCAAAGTGTCAAGTGGTTTGTAAATACTAACTGCACTATATGGCGATTCTGGATTACCAGTAGCTCGTCGCACCATGCAGTAATAATGGACACTTTGATTGACAAACGGGATAAGATTGTTGTCAACCTGCCATGAAACCCACTTATAGCCTTGCGCTGTCCCATATACCCAATAAAGGCCACTTTTGCTTACTCTGCCCATACGTGTATAAGCACTATTGCCGTTTATTCGAGCCGTCGTCCCCCAGTCCCATTCGCTGTCTTTAGCAATGTTAGAGTAACCAGATGCAGCAACTGGCGTAGTGGAATCAACGCCATTGACAAAACCCCATGGGCCTACAATAAGCTCAGTAACATATTGGCCTGTGATTGTATCGTAGCCAACACTTGTTGGTATATCTTGGTTGGCGTCTTTGATCCAGACGGTAGATAATGAGCCTTCTAACCCAGTGGTATTAGTTGCATTAATTTCAACATCAACAACATCTTTGTCGTAGTTGCGACCGTAAACAGCAATATTGCTACCAGCAATAAATCGTAGTCGGCTGACTGTATCTACTCGAAATGTACCATTATCAGCAATACGGCTTGGAATATCAATATCGTTGATTGCAAACGTCAGTGGCCGCTCAATAGACCACGTGATCTTGTTGGTTCCTTTTTGGGCGTCAACCGTGATTGTGCCCAACGGTGAATTAAGATCATATTCTTTTTGCGGAAGTTGAGTCGCTGCTGATCGTTGAACGGTTGGTTGTTCAACTGCTGGCGTTTGTTCCACACTAGCCGTAGCCTTGTTACGCAAACGCTCAAACTCACGTTGCGTTTCGTGGTCTTTATGAATCCATCCCGTTTGCATTAACCGTAGGTCTTTCGTGTAAACTCGGTAGCGAGTACCTGGAGGCTTCGCACGGTCGTAAGCTTTTGTGCCGTTTCAACGTATACTCTGCTGCGACGGTATTTGCTAAAGGGTACTACCAAAGCTAAAGCCTCTCGAGTAGCATAACGCCCTAGGTTATCTTTTTCGTTGTTTGATACAATAGTTCCGCCAGGTGTATTGGAACGCGACCGCCATGGATTGCCAAGGCCAAATGGCCCAGGAACTGCTTCAAAATTCTTTTTGATGATGTCGATTGTCAATACCGGAACTTCGTTTGAGTAGCTCGTAGCTCGCAACTCAATGGTCAGTTTAGGATCAGGAAATGTGATACTATACTGATACGCAAGGTAATTTTTGGTGTCGTATTGACCGTCAAAAATGACTTTATCAAGTTGAAAATCACTTTCGCCATTGCCAATATCGTGCGTAATGATTGTTGCTGGTATCTCTCTAAACGGATAAGGCCCAACATACTCATTGACCCATGACAATGCTTTAGCGTAATACAGCCACGCTTGCACCGATATACCTGTCGCAGGATCAAAGTTGCTATACGTTCTGTTGTAATACTCATCGTAGCGGTAATTGCTTTTATTGACCCAAAACATGCCCAGCAACCGTGGCTTATTGTTTGTGGAGTCGTTACCCGTTGCACGGTACACCTTTGCCGACACATACCGTGATAGGTTAAATTTCATTCGCCAGCGTCGACTATGAGTATAAGGTCGATTGTTTGAGGATTCGTGAACAATCTTCAAAATGTCACCTTTCCATTTTGGTCGAACTCATTAAGAAACGCTCCAAATACTGGTAGATCTGCGTGTTGCACATGCCATGTTTTTGCAGCAAACGAATAAACAAGTCGGTATTCTTCCTGCGGTATTTGATTTGGCTGTCCGCCAAAATCGTTCGGTTCATCTCCCACAACCATTGATGGCGATGATATAACCAGCTCATCCTTAAATTCATCGTAGCTAACTTCGAGATACGGATTGCGTCCATACTCATCGTATGGAAACTGCGGCAATGTAATCTTTGTCGAGTAATACGGCGGTGCGTTAGTTGCCATCATTTTGTAAAACGTAAGCACCGATTCAGCCAGGTTTTCTGGCATACGTCCGTCGCTAATCCATACGCCACCTTCGTTAGCCCAAATGACGCCAAGGGGTGTGGTGATGACCGTTTTCTGGTCATACGTTCCTTGCCCAGGAATCTTATCGAGATACTCCCATGTTGTTTGATTGACAACATCGGGCAGTTGAATGCGATGCACCTCGCTAGAGTTGAAGACCCACAACTGCTCACGGTACTCTGCTAAAGCCGTATGTGGCAAACCGCCAACCTTAAGGAAGTTTTCTTCACTGAATAGATCAAGAGTAATAACCCCTGATTGCACGTCAGAGTAACGCAATATGGCCTGCTCTTCGTCTCCGTACTGGTCAATACATTGCCCAATAAAAGTGCGACCTTTGATATTGGTCACTAGACCAGCACCTCGACCTTGCCAGTATTGTCCTGAACTGTTGAGCGACAGCGTTGTTGAAACAGGGTAATCCCACAAGATGAAATCGGGCGTTAGCTCTGTGGAAGCTGACGATCCAGTATTATCTTCATCTTCATGTTGACCCGTAGCAACAAGAAACCCTGTGGACGCATCGGGGCCTTTTTCAACCCAACTGTTTGTAGCGGTTGGATTGCCTGTGTAAAATTGCTTCCAGTACTGCTTGTCGTTGCTATTACGAAAGCTGTGGTAGGGAGTACCGTCTCCATCAAGGATGTACCGTTTTACTAGTCGGTACTGGTTAAGTTCCGTTTGCGATGGTATTTCTGGCAGCATATAAATGCCTTGTTGTGGCTCTTGTACGGAATACAGACCTACACTTTGAAATGCCGATTCGGTTGACGGTTGAGCACAATAAAGGTTTAGAGATTCGATACCCTGCTCAAAAACATCGCTAAAACGTGCTTTCGCAATTTTGATCGTGACAAAAACAACCTTTGCGTTTGTATGTTCGCGCCGATATCCAGCTGTATTGGCATCGCGATAAGGAACACCACTTAGATCCGGAACGGCTGTATCTGGATAACGTGCCGCTGGACGGGAGTATATACGAGCGCGCTGTCTTTCGTTTGTGACAAAATTGTGCTCACCTGCTTTAGAGACAAATGGGTAATTGCTGGTAGGATTAAATGGCTCTATGCAATATGGCTTGTATGATGTGTAAAGCCTATATCGAACGATGTTACCCTCTGGGGTGATATTGGTTGTTGGCTCAGCCAAAGCAAAACCTCGGACATTAGCAACAAGAGCAAGCTTTCCATTGATACGTACTTGTTGATCTTTGAGCAAGTAATATTGCTCTGTAACTGATTGCCGATGAGCTGCTGGCCCTGATCCAATAACCTCTAAAAACGATTTGTCATCAACAACGTACGGTGTAACCGAAATCGTTCCGCCGCCTTGTCCATTGGTGTTTGTCAATCCAAAGGCTGCTGGCGACATTGTACTTGATGGATAGTGCATTGCTGGATATGGCTCGTAATCATCCATTTGCACCGTATGTACGTGTCGAGATAACAGTATCTCCGCTCCACGAATTGTTGCCGTCAATGCCAGTGGTAACTTTTCGCCTTTCAACCATGGACGAGGTGCGTTGCTTGCAAGATAATCTGGCAAACTAATACCAACTGTCCAATACACTGAATCAGTGATTTCTTTAAAATCATCGCCTGTCTTGCCATTTCCAACCTTAATATCAAGTCCATTTGGCCCAGGCTTGATCAACGATGTACCAATAATCTTTGTATTACGCTGTATGTTGCTATATGTAATAACACCATCAATGATTGATATGGTGTCATACGTTGCAGTTGCGCCATAGTCGCCACGGTGTATCTTCCAATAATCATTGGTGAGGGCTACAATGTCGTAGTTTTTAGGTATTTCCAGCGTATGGATGTAGTTAGTATACTTATTCAAATAAGCATACTCACTTAGCACTGCTAATTGATCATTTCCAGGAATGGTATCGCTTACATGCTGTATTGCTGCTGTTGCATATTGTCGCGTACGAGCTTCAATGATGGATACTTCGATGGCCGAGTTAACTGGAACGGTACTGGAAAACGATTCGCTCACGTTATCTATTGCTCGGCATTGCGTCGTAAGATCTCCGCTAGCGGCAACACTTGCATTGGTTACCACAAATGATTGGCTGCCCAATATTGGATCAACAAATGTTGTAGTGTACGCCCTCCACGAGACAAAATCTGTATCGCGCGTTACTTTTTGACTTGGATATAGAACCTTGAAGTGCGAATACTTGTCGTCTGAATCGTAATTATCACTCAGATCATCAAGTATGGTTACGCTGTTTGTTCCGTCAGCAATGATCTGCCAAAACTTGCGTTTATTGCGTTTGCGTCGATAGTCCCAATATGTCCATACATAACAAGGATACATGTTTTGTATCCATGTTTGCGTCCAATCAAAAGTTGTTCCCCCGTATGGATTTGTTGCCCACGGACGGTAATCATACGCTGCGTTACTGCTAACTACAAGATTCCCACCATGCCGCGCTGCTCCTGTAAACGTTCCTCTAATTTCCCATCCAGGATACGTTGCTGGATATAAAGGGCCTCTAATATTGCCACTGGTTGGATTGCCTGTGTTGATATGAGCATTTCGCCAAGCGGCATCATTGGGCACAGATTGATCGAGGTGTTTGCCGTAGTGAACAATGCGCGTACGTTCTTCGATGCTGCCACCCGATAAAGTATTGTCGACAATATCGCGTACAAAGTAAAGTACCAATGCCTGAGCAACGGGCTTGTTGTGCGGCATTGCCATAGCACCACATACCGTAATTGCATCTGATCCGCTAAAGCCAAATCCAGCTACGCCGCCTGGATCAGGGTCAATATCAATCAGTGTCGTGAATTTGTCAAGCGCAACAAGATTGACATGGGTTTGTGAGAAATTTGGCGGATAACCAGCAAAAAAACCAGTCGCAAGATTGTTTTTGTCATACAGACCAACGTCGCCTGTAATATCACTGCCTTGCCAGCGAAGTAAACCATAGCCATATCTCTTTGTCAATGCACCACGTACAATGTTTGGGTCGTAGTTCTCAATGTAGAGAGCTGACCGTGATTGCGGTGCTTGCCATTTAAGGTCGGAATCTTGATAGTCATAGTCTTCGACTAGAGTATCAATCATTCCTTGCTCAAAGGAGATCTGAAGGTATAGTTTTTTCTTTGGCATTTTAGCTTTTTGTGTTCGGTTCGCTCAAATATTTTTCACGCAACAAATGCACCCAATCACGATTGCCTGCATTGCCCTGCAAGTCGTCTGGTCTAATGTTGCGTATTGGCATTTGCATTTCATTACGAGGTGCATTTATTGAGCGTTGTGGAACACGGCTAATTGGTGTTTCAGATTTCAATTTGTTACGGGCCGACATTTTCTTTTTCATTTTAGATTTAATGTCGGTATTGCCGCCAATACCAAAGTACGTTTGCAATTCAGCATCATCGACTAACGGCGTAGGGTAATCTACTTGCAAATCGACATTTCGATCTTGTACCTGAATATTTGGATCACGCATTTGTATGTCAGGATTTTTCATTTGCATATCATTTTGCTTAATCTGAATATCAGGGCCAGACTCTATGCTATTGATGATATTGTCAATATTTTTATCGTCGATCTGAAAATCTACATTAGGGAGCTCATACGATAAACCAGTCTGCAAACCGCCTAATATATCAGTTACAGCACCCCCAACTTTATTTTTGAGTCGATCAAATAAACTTTGCGCTTCTGGCGTACGAGATTTATTGCTTTGTTTGTTGCGATTAGACCCAACATCATTATTGCTGTTTTGCTGTTGATACATTGCAGTTCCTTTACATTGTGCGCTGGCGCAGCTTTGTTTGTAATTGCGTTCGAAGAGCGTCGTTGTTTACCGATAGTGTTTGCCCTGGATCAGCACCAAATCCTTGCGACGTATAATTAGGCTGTTTTGCTACGATTTCTTGCCGTTGCCGTATAGCAGCGTCCATTTCCGATAAGGCGTTATTGCGTTGCGTAAAGTCACCTTGTACCCCTTTGCTTGGGGTGAACATCGGATTCTGTGCTGTTGCATACATGTTTGCGGCCTGGGTCAAACTTGGGAGTTGTGGGCCTTGCATGCTTGCCGCTTGTGGTGGTGGGATGTACGCCGATTCGTTAAGTTGAGCGTAATTCATCCTGTTGCCTGGCTCAAATTGACTTTCGTCGACATTGGCACTGCGAACATAGTTATCGTACGCACCAGAGGATATTAAATCCATGATTTGCCGCTTACGTTCTAAACCAGCGTCAATTTGTTTTTGTCGGTTATTATTCATGACCCGTATGAAGATTTGCCGCGAAGTTGTCCAAGCTTTTCTTTGAACTTCTTGTTGAGCATGGTTCGTATAAGTGCCACATCCTGTTTGTAATCAGGATGACTTTTTTCCATTTCCAATTCACTCTTAAACTCAAATTCGTCACTGTCGTCTGATTTCTCAAAATCGTGTTCTTCTTCGATTTCTTCGGATTCTTTAAGCTTTTGCTTTGGCTTAACGTATTTTACATCTGCACCACGTAGCACAGCTTCAATTCTTTGTTTTAGGTCGTCCATAGTTACTCCGCTAGCCAGCGCAATGGCTGGACTGTAATTGATGAGTTTTCGTCGAGAAGATTCCTCAAGTACGCATCAGCATTATTGAGTTCTTTTTCAGCCATTTGCTTGGCATATATTGACTTGTTTTGTGCTGCCTCATCACCTTGCATATACAATGATGTTTGGCACATTGAGATTGCCTGCCATTGTATAGCAAACATTACGGCGTGAGGTATAGTTGCAAGACTGTTCCACAGCGAAGGGGCATGTGGACGTTCTTTCCGATAGATCACGGTAAAGGTGTCACCTGATTCAAAATCCCGTGCAAATACAAAGTCGCTACCATCATCTTCGCGACGATAATGAGCGTATTCCGTACCTAGTGATACAGGCGTAACAGCGTTTGTACCTGCAAACAAGAACCCAGATGAGTACCCTTGATTAATTGATTGCAACGATTGCTCACGGCATTGGACGCCGTTTTTCCATACCTGAAGCGTTTTGCTGATTTGCGTTGTTGCTGGATCGACCTTAACCATGTTATACGGGTAAATCTCCCACGCATTATTGTACACGCGATAACGTCGACCTTCTTGCAGTACAAAAGCCGTCTCGTCGCCATTGTTAATCGATAACGATGCTAAATCAGCATATACGTTTACAGTGTAGGTCTCAGTGACATTACGGGGCACGATTGTGACCTGCTCAACCCATAGCCGTACTCGACTGGCAACGGTAAAAATTGAATCGTCGACAATATCAATGAGTTCCGCTCGCTTGATTTTGGCAAACGTCTCATCGCCAATATGGCGTTGAATTTTAGACAGCAGGTGCTGAAGGGAAGTCGACATGTGCCGGAGGGATAATGGTTCCTAAATACCGCCAATCGTTATTATGCTTTGCTGTTGGTTGTAGCTTGCGACGCTTTTCCATGATTTTGTCGCCTTCTCGTACACCTGCACGAGAGGTGTTACCCTCAATCGTAACCGTGTTAAAATCGTCGCGTATTTCAATATGGATGCCTTCATGGCCCTTGCCATTACCAGTGCCCCAGCAAACTATACCACCTACAACGGGCTTTTCGCCCGTATGAATAATTGGCGAGGCTTTGGCATTACGCCATGTGGCTAATACACTACCCGACAGTACCTTTTCAAGTATGACGTAGTGCGGTGTTTTCTTGTAAACATTTAACCAAACCAGCTTGGCAAAGTAGGCGCACCAGGGTTCTCCAACTTTCCAACCAACTAGCTTGATTTGTGCTTCAAAGATCTTGTCGTTAAATCCATGATTAGCTCCAATTTCTCGTACATGGAGCCATTTGCGAGCTTCGTTAACTATTGCTTGACCGACATCATTACTGGGGTTGCTGCTGGACATGACCAAGTGAGGTAAGTAGTGACTGTTCCATCATTATTGAGACCTGTTTTGTACCGGCGTCTTCAGGCTTGCCAAGAACACCAAGAGCTGCTTCTTTGGCGTATTGAAGTAGCAATCCTATGGCTTCATCTGGGCAATCGACATATTCACGATAGTTGGTAAATACAGGGCCGTTTGCATCAATTTTGCTAAGATCCCCAAGATCATCCAGAATAGGTTTGCGTAAAACCGTAATGTCTGCTCGTGCATTTGTAAACCAGTTGTATTGCAATGCAGAACTTTGCATAGATGGATTGATAAGTACTTCACTGCCAAACCACATCTTTACCTTTTTGTCGTCGTACGTCCAAACAACGTCTTGTCTCCAACTGTCATTTAATCCGCTGATAATTGCGGCGAATTGATCTGGAGCTACCTTGTGTGGCAAACCAATCCAATAGTTTGGATACTGGAGTGATGTTGTTGTGTTGTATTTGTGGCTTATTTGTACTGTCGGTACATCGCAGATGTACTGATAGGGAACGATCGACGACCATACGGCATTGCCGTAGATGCGTGTCGGCCATGAAATTTCACCTCGTTCATAGTCTGGAGCCGATACCTGTACGGCCGTACCAAGATCGCATTGTCCATAGGCATACTTTGATACTCCGCCAAGCAACGAACTGCCCTGTGTGACATCTTGATTAATGATGCCTTGGAGTTTGATCGTATAGTATTGTGGAGCATAGGTGCGGATAAATCCTGCGGCTTTTGTCAAACCAAGATTAAGCCAAAGACGCAAATCAAAGGTGTCAAGCTTGCCGCCACCATAATCGTTGAGCATTGTACGCAATGCCGTGACCAGCATCTCATGGGTGTATTGCCCATTGGAGGGGACGATATTAGGAATGTTGGAGATCATTGACTTTCTTGAGAGTCTGCTTTAGCAAACGTATTGGCTATGGTAATGACCTTGTCCGCCAGAAGTACCTCAAAATCAAGTGGATCGTCAGCACTCTGCGTGTTAGGGTCAAGAGGCGTTGGAACGTACACGGCATGAATCTCGGTTGCTTCCCACTTGTTGTAAAAATCGCCTGAGAAATCAAAACGCAATCGACCATTTCGATAGCTTTGCCCAGTTGTCAAGGCAGCTGGTGTAAATAGCGTGTAGCGTGGATCAGTCTGTGCTTCATGCCATGGGTGATGCATTTTTGCGTAGAAACGATTAAGTGTTTCTGAACGAAAATGTACGCCTGCATCATTGTAGACGCCAAGCATCATAACTGGTCGACGTGAAAGATTAAATGTGAAATCTGTTGCAAGATCCCCAAGCTCAATGCTGTCTTGGACTATGTAGTTAGGGATGTATCGTTGGATAGTCTCGATAGCTTGCTGTTCTGGCAGTTGCAGTGTTTGCGTGATAATGCTATCAAGAACATTGAGCATAGCCCGATACAGGTATAGATCCCGTAGGTTTTTACTATACCGTACTCCGTCTGGAATCAAAGTAGGGGAACCCGATACAATGATCGGGTCCCCTATCATTTGAGCTAAAGCAGTATGGGCCTGCCAAACTTTCATCAGTCTCTAATACCACCGATGGTTTGAGCCGCCGTACCAATGACCATAAATCCACCAGCACCTGAAGCCGAAGGCTCTGGATTAGCAGCCAATGTAACGTCGCCAGCAGCACTAACGGTTGCCGAGGCCAATGGAAGAACAAGAACTGTTGTTCCAGGAGCAAATGGCGTAGAGACGACGTTCGTCGTTGCATCGAGTGATGCAATCGGAACAATTACCGCAATACGATCTTCGGGGTTAGGGCCAAACTTGACGTTGACATCTTCAAGCCGGACACAGTTGTAAAACATTGCGTTGCCTTTTAGTAACGGTAGAGAAAAAGAGAGTACACCGAAGAAGCTACACTTGCGGTAGAACCTTGGGCGCGGATTACGCGAAACCGTACGAAGTGTGAGGACAGCAATACTGATGCCCAGCACTCACGAGCACGGTTAGGGACAAACTGAAACGAAGTCAGAATAGGCGTCCATGTTGTATAGAATGGCGATCCTTCTGGAGAACACTCCTGATATGCCAATGAATACGTGCAGGTGTCGCCAGTAACTTGCTGATATCCGACAAAGCGATGCAGCGTATCAGCAGCGAATGTATTGACGTCTGAGTAGAGGGTGCCCTTTAGAGACACAATGTCGCTAAACACTGTATCTGTGGCTGCTCCACCAGTCTTAATTGTACGAAATACCAGCTCAGGTCGTACCGTGGGCGTTTGTGGCCCACGGTTTACGATGACTGGTTGTGCAAGAACCGATGCTGCTGTTGACAGCACGAATGCAACGATAAAGATGATGTTTTTCATGGTTCCTTAGTCAAAAGAAATGATACCTTGGTATTGAGCATAACGACGCTCAAGACCCTTAATGCCGATCCACTCTTCCTTGTAGATCTGTTCGCCCTTGTTGCCAATGTCCTTATTGATGACCATGTCCCACTCCTTGTGCGTACACACAGTGAAGGATGGTACACCAAGATCAAGACAAAGCATCTTACGGCTGTAACCTGTTTCTTCCATCGTTTGCGATGGCACAAGAATCAGCTTAACGCCAGCATGGACAATAGACTCAACCGGAATATCAAACTCCTTTGATGCTTCTTCGTCATAGCGCAGATAACCACTTTCGTAGAAGGCAATCTTAAGATCAGTGTACAGCGTTGTGCCAATAGGACAGATCTTCTCTGTTGAACCACCGTTCTTCATCAGCTGATCAAGAAGACGTTGAAGCGATGGATAGGAGATCGACGGAGCCGTGTGACGAAGAACATGGTCGGTATCACGTGGGATGTATTCTACAATGCCACCCATGGTGTAGACAGCGTTGCCCAAAGCATCTGTCATCTTACCTTTGCGACCAAAAAGAAGTGTACGCTCCCAGTCAAGTGCCATTTGCTTCATGCGAAGCATACGGTTGATTTCGAGAGGGTCCTTGTCGAGATAGGTAGCGTTGATCTTTGATTCCTTGACAATCTCTACGGCGTACTTAAACTCTTGCGTAAAGTTATTGTCAATCACTGGGTTCTTGTGGAATCCACGAGCGGTACCGCTACCTTCAGGCCACGATGGTGTAGCACGAAGAAGTATGTCGCCACCAAGGATAGCTCCAGCGTTGTTGAGGTTAACAGCAGTGTTTACAAGAGCCAATGGGACGCGAGCACCACCAAAGTCACGGGCACCAGGGCCTGTGTAAAAACGTTCAACAGTAATTTGCGTATTGCCATTACCAGCGGAGTTTGGAGCTCCAACGCTGCGGACAATTACTTGATCGTAGTCGATGAAGTAAAAACCTGAGTTCGTTGGATCTTCACCCCAGGTACGACCATACACAACAGCCGTTGGCTGGCCACCAACAGTGTAGCCAAGAGGCGGCGGCACGTTAGTAGCAGGCACTTGATTTGTAGCAGTCAATACTTGACCAGCGACCATGCCTTGTGTCTGAGCGTACGCATACAGACCGCGAATAAAGTAGATGTCGTTCGGCTGGAACATTGCTGCTTGAGCATTGCTGACACCAAACGTCGTATGGCTGTTACCTGCGCCAGAAGGCACAGTAACGGTAATTGTGCGATCCAATTCCGTCAATTCGTGAACGCGATGTTCACGATCGTTGACAGTCTTGGTCTTGGGAAAACGCTGAGACAACATCGATGCGAACTTTGTATAATCACGAGTGATATACGACATAGCCCCCATGTTGTCCATACCATACTTCCGAAACCGCTCAGGGAGGGCTCCAGACGTATAGAGAGATTGCCAAAAGCTTCCCTCTTGTTGGGTTTGTGGTACGGTTGCCATTAGGTTGTATTCCTAATAATGGTGTGGAAATTAAATGCCATCTCCGAGGCGAAGCCCCATAAATGACTTTTGTTTGTATTCTTGAATTGGAGTTTCTGCTGGTACATAGTCCATTGCAGCACGTTTGCTGCCTTTCTTGAACTCTGATAGCATTGATTTACGACCTTCTTCGTATGCACGTTGACGTTCTTGCTCAATGATTTTGTCGTGGTGCATAATGCGATAGATGTCTCGCATTGTTGGTTGGTGTTGAAATGATTGAATTGCTAGCTCAATAAACTCGTCTTCGCTTAGACCCGTGTCTTTAAGCTCAGTAAAGTACCCATCGATCATTGTATCGAGGATGCTATCAAGCTGCTTTTCATTGAATTGCGTTGGCGCTTGTTGTTGTTGCTGTGTTCCCAAACCTTGCAAAAACTTATCACGGTTGACTCGAACTTTATCATTGTGGTTTTCGATTGCCGATTCAAGTGCTTGCGTACGTTTGAGGATTTGCGAACTAACACTATTGCGTCGTACTAGATCTGCTGGATTGTAAACGTCACGCCAGTTTTCGCCAAATTCTTCGGCGATTTTTGATTCGACGTAGTCTCCAATCTCATCAGAAGAAAAAATCCGTCCGACTCCAAGTTTTTCCGCATACTCTGGAAGGTACGCAGCTATGAACTCTTCAGGATTGCTGTTTAACGCCTTAATCAGTTGCGTTACTGACTTGACCTCTTGTTCCTTACTAGCAATTTGATGCTCGTAGGTATTTAAGAATTGATCAAGGAATTGATCGCTGGAAATGTGTTGCCAAAGAGCAGGATATTTCTCGCGATAAAATTGTAGCTCTTGTTCTGATGTTGCAAATCTTTCTTTTGGTTTCCATCCATCAGGCAAATGTTCAAACGCTGAAAGATCAAATTCTTGACTTTCAACTTGTTGTTCGACCTGTTGTTCGCCTTGCTGTTCCTGTGATTCTTGTTCAGGAGCAGGCATGTCGGCCAATAGTTGATAAAATGCACTCATGCTGGTTGCCTAATGATATTAGAATGGTGTTTCTTCTTCTTTACTAGCTGATGCAATGTTGGGATTGCCAGGCATGTTTGGTGTTTGTCCAGCGTCAATTTGCTCACTAGCGATTTGTGCTTCCGCTTGAAGTTTTGCCTTGGCTTTGGCGTAGTCTACTTCAAGATTCTTTTGGAAGATCTGCTGCTGAAGCTGTTTGTTCTGCGAAGAAAGGTCTTCGACCTGCTGCTGGATTTGCTCTAGCTGTGCCGAAAGATTCTTGACGGCATCAACTTCTTGGCGGATCTTTTGTGATTCTGGCAGGTCAAGGTAATCGATCATGTATTGCGTCAGAAGCTGTTGTACGTGCGGATCTTTGGTTTGTCCGCCAAGAACCCCAAGAAGCTGCGCTGCCATAGCACGTGCTGTTGGCAAGGCTGACGTCATATTGACACGTACTTTGAACTTAATGTCTTCGCTGGATTCCAGAAGCTTTACCTCTTGAGCGTCGCCATTGTCGTCAAGGTAGGTTAAGACTTTATCCTTCGGAGCATACGATTGTAGATATGAAACATACACATAGGTAAAACGCTCTAAGGCATCTTCGAGCCATCGTGAATATAGTTTAATACGTTGCGTACCAAACGACTGCATCGTTTGAATACCTCCAAAAGTGTCTGGGGTAGCAGCCGTAGGCTGTCCTTGGACGACACTAGAAATACCAGTGATGTACTCAAGAAGATTTTGCAGAAGTCCCAAGATTCTTTCAATAGCAGGATTAAGTGCTGATGCTTCGGTGATGACTGGTTGTCCGCCATTGGGAATGTCTGGTATTGGGTTGTATTCAATAAAGGCATTTGGTTTTGCCCATTCTTTCTCTGCTTTACTTGGGTCAACAATAGATCCCTTGGGGTAAAGAACCTTGCGGTGCGCCGAGGTCTGCATGTCGTAAATGAGCAGCGACCAAAACTTATTGAGTGCTTTAACAATGTCTTTGATGTAATGCATCACACCGTAAACCTTATCAGGGCGGTTTGCTACCGATAAGGTAAATGGAATCAAAGGGTACTCATCGCAAGGGATAATGTTCTGCTCAATAAGGCGATTATTGACCAAAAGCCAACGCTTGACCATCTTTTGGTTCTTGCGGAAAAAGTTTAGAGCTGTGATCTTTTCACCGGAAAGGGTTTCAACTTCATAGGCGGTGATGGTCTCTGGCATTGCCGCAAACTGCATTTGCAGTTCTTGGATTTGGGCTGACATTTGATCTAGCCCTTCAGCCATATCATCGTACTCTCGTTGGCTTCCTTGAATTGAGTTCATTGACTGTTGAGGGTCAATGCCTGGCATGAGCATACGCTCTTCTTCGGCTTGCGCTGCTCCGTCTGCTTGCTTTGCACTATCAAGACCTTGTTGCATTTGCTGTTGCAGCTGCTGGATCTGCGCCAGTAATGCTTCTTTGTCAGGGTTAGGGATCTCAATCGGCTTGGGCTTTTTGCTGCTGATTGTTCCAGTGTCGGTGATATAAACGTTGACCTGCTGCTTTGAAAAGAACTCGCGAATCCACACGTAGCGGTCACGCTTGTTTGCGGTCATACCTGTATCAAACGGCCATCCAGCCACAATAGGAACGGTGTTTGTGTCAACACCCCACATTATGTCTGGAGCAAAACTCGTGACGTCACTGTCTTCAATAGTGATGTCAAAACGTCTTTCAGCCTTACCCTTGGGCAAGACATCTACAATGCACATAAACTCAGCATCGCTAAAGTCTGGCTTGCGAGCATGTGGGTCAACAAAAACTTGCGACCATGGCTTGTATTCACCGACGACACCAAAAGTTGTCTCACTGAAGAAGTCGTTGGGACGAACGTAAAGCCATCCAAGACCACCAGCAAATGTATCGCGGACGCACATTGTAATTTCGCGGTTGAAATGACATTCATACAGCGAGGCTACAATGGCCTTTTCGTACATGTTTGTGAACTCTGTCGTAACATCACTAGTTGCTAGGAGCCGTGGTGAGGGCTTGCCACCAGTAACAAAGGCCACCATTTGCTCGATGATGGCCCAGGATACCTTTGTCGATATTGGGATGTCGTAACGTTCTTGAATGAAATCTAACTGCTGCGAGGTAAATTGAGTTCGAGTGCCTTCTACATCAGAGAAGTATAACTCGTGATCCTCTTTCATTGTCCTACGCGACGAGGACGATTGAGCCACCATCAGCCGGAACTGATTGTTGAGAATGGCGATAATATCAGGGGTTTCTTCTATTCCCTTGGTTTTTTTTGCCATGCGTTATCGGTGTGGTGTGGTTTATCTACTCGTGTGCTGTTTTGGCTTTCTCGCCGAACATAGCATAGAAAACAAGATTCCACAACATTTTACTGAAAGGTTGGCATGGCCGACACACTCGATATTCGGAACGAAGGAATGAAAACCTTGATGGCAAAGTTGTTTGCTATCCAGTCAACGTTACCTGTGATTCCAAAAAACAGTACTAATCCGCACTTCAAATCCAAGTATGCGGATCTGCCGACAATCATGGA